CATAACCGGCAACGTGAATGGTGCTAACCTAGTGGCCACCACACTCAGTGCCACAGGTAATGTAGTTGCTAATAACGTGATTGCTACCACTATAGTGAATGCAGCCAGCTTTACAGGTACAGTGGTATCAGTCTCAGGTAACATCACTGCTGGTAATCTTTTGGTTTCCGGCAGCATCAGTGACTCGGGTCAGTTGGATATCCTTACCACTGCTGGCAATGCCAATATTGTGCTCACACCAAATGGAACTGGTAATGTCACGACTGCTGCTAATCTAAGTGTTACAGGCAACATCACCGGTGGCAATATTTCTACCGCCGGCTCCGGTGGCAACATCACTGGTGCCAATGTGGTTTCCGCTACCACAGTAGCCGCTACCACACTCAGTGCTATTGGCAATGTGATTGCCAACAACATGATTGCCACCACTATAGTGAGTGCAGCTAGCCACACAGGTGGATTGGTCAGTGTTACTGGTAACATCACAGCAGCCGGTGGAACATTTGGCACAGGGAACATCACTGGCGGTAATATATCCATAACCGGCAACGTGAATGGTGCTAACCTAGTGGCCACCACGCTCAGTGCTACTGGTAATGCAGTTGCTAACAATGTTGTAGCGACTACTATTGTGAGTGCAGCCAGTCACACAGGAACCTTAGTGTCAGTCACAGGTAATGTGAATGGTGGCAACTTGATATCAGCGGCCTTGGTACAAGGTGTGACTGTTTCCAGTTCAGGAAATATCACCGGTGGTAACTTGTTAACAGGCGGATTGATATCAGCGACCGGCAATGTGAATGGCGGTAATCTGATATCAGCGGCCCTGGTGCAAGGTGCCACTGTATCAAGTTCAGGTAATGTGGTCACAGTTGGTGTGGCTGCATCTGGTAACATCAGCACCACAGGTAATATTGCTGCTGGCAACATATCAACTGCCGCATTGTCCGCGACTGGCACTGTGACTATGACAAGCACTGTAAATTTTACAGATACGACATTTACCCGCACAGCCTCAACACGAGACTGGACAGATGGCTCAATGACCACAGGGAATTGGACAGTTGGAGGAACTGCACAAACAGGTTTTCTAGCTCTAGGTAGATCAACTGGCACACAAACATTGTATCTTGCCAACGGTGCTGTCGCCAGTGGCAACACAAAAACCATCAGTATTGGTGAAAACGGAGTTGCTAATTCTATCACCACCATCAGTATTGGAACTGCTGCTGGTAATGGCACGGTCACTTTCTCTGCCAATACTTTGGTATCAATTGCCAATACATCTGGCACGGCACTCAGCGTGGCCGGCAATGTAAGTGTCACAGGCAATGTTAAAGCAGCTGGATACGTCTATGCCAACGGTGTGGCAGTGGCAGGATCAGGCCCACAAGGCACAACCGGTGCTCAAGGCACAACAGGTGCTCAAGGTATCACAGGTGCTCAAGGCGCAACCGGAACGCAGGGTGCCACAGGTGCTCAAGGTATCCAGGGTGTGACAGGCGCTCAGGGAACTACTGGTGCTCAGGGCACACAGGGTGTGCAAGGTGGCATTGGTGCTCAAGGTGTCACTGGCGCACAAGGTATAACAGGAACTCAAGGCACGACCGGTGCTCAAGGTGCAACTGGAGCACAAGGTGCAACTGGTGCACAAGGTATAACTGGTGCTCAGGGTACCACTGGTGCTCAAGGCACCGCAGGCCCAAGCACCACTATAAATGCTGCCAATAATACCACAACCACAGCACTATACCCTGTGATGGTGGGTGCAAGCGGATCAAATCAAACTGCTAATGTCACCACCGGTGGATTATCATTTAATGCCAGTGTAAACACACTGTCATGTGCAGGACAAATAGTAGGCGGTGGTATTGTAACCGGATCTGGTGGAGTTGTTGGTCAAACTGTGGCTGCTCAAGGATACGGCATGCGTGTGATCGCGGCCACCACAGATGCCAACGCCACCATACAGTTCACCAACACAGCACAAAATGCTCAATGGGCCACCATAACATCAAATGTTGCAGGTTCGTTGATTCTAGATGCAACCACCACACGCACTACTGGTAGTCTTATTACCCCAGGAACGATCACCGTTAATTCGGGTGCAGCAGCCACCGCCATCATCAACGGCGCGGGCAATGCCGTTGGCAACATCGGATCATCTGGTACATACTTCAACAGACTGTTTGCTCAAGCAACCACAGCACTCTACGCTGACTTGGCAGAGATGTATACCACAGATGCTGCTTACGAGCCAGGAACTGTGCTGATATTTGGCGGTAATCAAGAAGTCACTATCAGCACAGCCACACACGATAATCGAGTAGCTGGTGTGGTATCTACCAACCCTGCACACATAATGAACTCCGGACTTCAAGGTGAACACACAGTAGCAGTGGCACTTACAGGTCGTGTGCCTGTAAGCGTTATTGGTAACATCACCGCAGGTGATCGAGTCGTGACCAGTAATCGAGCAGGTGTAGCAGAAGCACTGGACATGGGTCGCTATCAACCAGGTGTGATAATCGGCAAAGCCTTGCAGAGTTATTCGGGCAACGGCATTGGCGTGATTGAAGTGGTAGTGGGCAGACTGTAATTCTAACACCTGCCCACTGTTGGCATAAATGTTAGTATGACATTGAGCCAACAAATCTATCAAGATGGTCTGACCAAACCGGTTATCGCAGCCGGTGGAACCATACATCCTCTTATCATTCCAGCCGAACTTACCAACGGAACTGGACTGATGAATCCCAGCATCTTCATAGATGGAGATCGGATCCTGGTAAATCTACGCCATGTGAACTACACACTCTGGCACAGCGAAAACAAAAAGTTTGAACACAGATACGGCCCGTTGCAATATCTGCATCCGGAAAACGATCACCATCTGCGTACCTGGAACTACTTGCTCACAATGAATCCAGACATGACCATAGCCACCACACAGGCCATAGACACATCTGCACATGATGTGGAACCTGTCTGGACATTCGTAGGCCTGGAAGATGCCAGGATACAACGCTGGAATGGTAGACTTTGGATTTCCGGTGTGCGTAGAGATACCACCACCAACGGACAAGGTCGCATGGAACTGAGTGAACTTGAAGTCACAGATGCCGGTGTGAAGGAGATCCTGCGTCGACGAATTCCTGCACCCGGCGCCGATGATACCTACTGCGAAAAAAACTGGATGCCAGTGCTGGATCAACCCTACACCTATATAAAATGGGCCAACCCCACCGAAGTTGTAAAGTACGATCTGGAAACCGGCACCACCATAACCACACATCTTGATCCCAACAGTGGTATTCCTGGAGTTCCGGACTTCCGCGGCGGCAGTCAAGTGATCCCCTACGGCGACAACTACATTGCCTTGGTTCACGAAGTGAACTTGTTCAAGAGTGAAGCTGGTGAAAAAGATGCCACATACAAGCACAGATTCCTCATGTGGGATCGAGACTGGCGCATGCTGGCCTACACAGATGCATTCAGTCTCATGAAAGCAGACATTGAATTCTGCACCGGTGCTGCCTGGTACAAAAACGAGCTGTTGCTGACTTTTGGATTCCAGGACAATGCTGCATTCATATTGAAAATGCCACGAGCGTGTGTGGATCAGTTCATGGCAGAAGCCAATCGCGTTCCTCGGGTGCCCACAATGACCACACCAGATGGTGTGGTACATGAACTTGACTGGGGTGTGGCAGCCAACAATGTATGGTTCCATGCCACTGTGAAAAAAGAGATCTTTGCCGACAACATATATCAACGATTCTTTGAGGTAAAGCCCGGAGATGTGGTCGTGGACATTGGTGCCAGTGCCGGACCATTTGTATGGAGCATTGTGCCACAACAACCCAGCCGAGTGATCTGTCTTGAACCACATCGGGATCTATATCCTACCTTGGTAAAAAATGTCAGCCATACCGGCCTGGATGTCACGACCATAAATCGTGCCCTGGGACATTCAGATGGCATGAACTATCTGGCAGGCTTGTATGATGAAAACAAAACAGCACACAGCGATGGCACTGATGGCATGGTATTAGAAACCATCAAGTTCACAACACTGGTACAACAACAAAATCTCACGCACATAGACTTCCTCAAGATGGATTGTGAAGGCGGCGAATATGATTTCTTCACTGAAGAAAATCATGACTGGATCATGAACAATGTGCGTAAGATAGCCATGGAGATACACTTGGCTACTCCTGAGCACAAGGCCAAGTTCCGCCGATTCAGAGACACTTACCTGCGAGAATTTACCAACTTCCATGCACTCAGTATCGACTACGTGGATATCAAATGGTCTGTGTTTGATGACTGGTTTGTTGACCACTACTCGGCTTTTATGCTGTACATAGACAATCAGATCGCACCGCGAGACAAGAAAAAATGGCAGCACTATCCTGCACCTACACTTGAAATCACAACTATCATTCCGGAAAAGGGCTGTGTGGTTGATTGTGTGTTCTGCCCACAGCGCACCTTGGAAGAAGTATACAAAGGTACCAGGATCCTGGCTCTGGATGACTACAAGAGCATGATCGACAAGGTGCCCAAGGATGTTCGTATCACCTTTGCTGGATTCACTGAACCTTGGATGAACAAATACTGCACAGAAATGGTGCTGTATGCACATGATCAAGGCCATCCGGTGAGTGTGTTTACCACCGGTGTGGGTGTGAGCACGGAAGACATGGAAGCTATAACACACATACCATTTGCCGGCAACCCCAATGGCGGGTTTGTGCTACACCTGCCCGACGCAGAAATGTTGGCTCGCCATCCCATCACTCCGGGCTATATCAAGACCTTGGAATGGTTCCGAGACAATCAATTCAGGATCAAGAATTTTTCCAAGATGAGCATGGGCAGCGAACTACATCCCAGCATCCGACACATATTTGACTCTGCACCCAGCTATGCCATGTGGAGCAGAGCCGGCAACTTGTTCCGTGAAGCAGTGGCCAAGCCACAGTTGATCACATTACGAGATCGGTGGAATGCTATCACACATGAAGGACCAAAGACCTGCGGATGTGTGGAAGGCTTGTATCACAATGTGTTGCTGCCCAACGGTGATGTGAGTCTATGCTGCATGGATTATGGCCTGGACCACATCATTGGCAACTTGCATGCTCAAACCTATGAGGAGTTGATTCCCCAAGATCAGACCTGCTTCACGCTGTGCAACTCTTGCGAAAATGCCACAGATCCTAAAGAAAAAGTCATAACATTTGTAAAATAACATGAAATATCTACACCCGTACATTGAAAACTCCGAAGATCCCACCATCAACTTCTTGCTGGCACAAGAATATGAAAATATAGGGCAGACTGGTGCAGCAGTGAGTTTCTATCTACGCACAGCAGAACGCAGTACCACTGACCAACAACAGTACGAAGCACTCATGCGATGCTGTGTGTGTTTGGAAAAACAAAAAACTCGAGACGACACTGAAAAAGGTCTGCTGCTCAAGGCCATTGCCTTGATACCCACTCGTCCTGAAGCATATTTCTTGTTGAGTAGATTGTATGAAAAACATCGCGAATGGCAGGAAAGTTATACCACAGCAGAGTTAGGGTTGACCTACGGCAACTTCGATCTCACACCTGTGGCCACTGATCAGTATCCGGGCTATTGTGGATTGCTATTCCAGAAAGGTGTGGCCAGCTGGCATGTGGGACTCACTGAACAGAGTCGCCAGATCATGGTGCATCTCAGAGACAATTTTGTCATGCATCAGGTATACAAAAATGCCATCGAATACAACTTGAAAACCTGTGGCATGCCCAAATCATCCTGGGCCGAAACCAAGTCAGCACCTGCTGTACACGTATCACGACGCAGTTCAGACCTGTTCAGTTCACAACCTCAACCGGGTGTTTGGATCGTGGACAACTTCTATCGAGATCCCGACGCTATCAGGAACATGGCATTGGAACAAGAATACGATCAAGGCGGCATTGGTCGGTATTACATAGGCAATCGAACCAAGCAGCAATTCTTGTTTCCGGGATTGAAAGAAGAATTTGAATACATCATGAATCGCCGGATTGAAAAATGGGAAGAACACGGCATGAATGGCCGATTCCAAACGTGTAAAGAAGGTGAACCCTTGGTGTATCATTGTGATCCACAACGCTGGGCCGGCATGCTGTATCTCACACCTGGCGCACCTTATCAGTCGGGCACGTCTACTCATGCACTGAAAGGCACAGATGTTCGGCATCTCAGTCATCCGGATATCAGCAAATGTTTTAGACCCGGCAGTCAGAATCTGGACAGAACCATATTTGAGCCTGTGGACACGTTTGGCAATGTGTACAATCGCCTGGTGATCTTCAATGCCGGATACTTGCATTCGGCCACGGACTACTTTGGATACAACAATGACAACTGCCGTTTATGGCAGATGTTCTTCTTTGACTAAACGCAGGTGATTTCTAGACTAGCTATCTTTTTCTGGATGTCATCAAGATTCACAGTGTTTCGCAGGCCAGGATGCAAGGGTCTTGGCAATCTTCCACTCTGTATCCAAGCATAGCCCACATGTTCGTGATTGAGTTCAGGAATGAATTCATGATCTACTCTGCACCAGAAGGTGTGATATTCAAATCCTCCATCCGGCGAAGTGAACATTTCTATAGGTATCAACTGCTGATACTCGGGCATGCTGCCCAGCTCTTCTGAACATTCTCGTTCCACTGCTGCCATCAATGATTCCGCAGCTTCCACTTTGCCACCGGCCAAGCCCCAGGTATCGGGATATTTGGAATCATTGCGTAAGAGATATAGATAGCAGCGTGTTCTCACGCAGTAGAACCACACACCCACTGCTTTTACAACACAAGAGTCCATTCGCCTCCAGGATAAAGGCCATCTATGCTTTTGACCCACTTGGCGCCATCCCAGTAGTATTGTATACCAGTGGTTAGATTCGTGACATATTGTGGACCTGTGGTACTTTGACTGTGAAATGCAATCACCCATCTTGACCCATCAAATTCAATGATATCATTGGCATTGGCGATCAAGGGTTGGTTATTGACTCCCACCCATGCCAGGGGATTGCTTGGATTGCTCGCACTGCCAGTGCTTTCATTCAACAAGTATCTCTGGCCGGTCATGCTGCTGTCCAATCCATCTTGAGGACCAGCAGTCAATGGGTTGACCACAGCATCCACAGGTGCCAGAGTGTTTTGTGGCATAGTGTCTGAGTCAATGTTGTAGATCAACAATCGATCATCTGCAGGGTTCACAGCGATGGTACCAACCACACGCGGCCCGTTGTCAGGGTCCCAAGGATCAGCCAGGGTGATATAACTGATTCCGGGTCTCAATACTCCATACATGCCAATCACGCTGGGCCAGGTGATCTGCGGATTTTCTGTCACAGGAAAACCAAAAGGATCTAGGCTTAATCTATCCGGATGTACCGGTGGTTGTTTTGATTGTAATACCTGTAGCTGATTGTCCAACAGTAGAACCTGATATCCCCCAGGAGTGACCTTGACTCTGGTGCCCAGCAACAAGTCACTATTGCTAATGGCATTTACAGTATCACCATGTGCATCAAAAATACTGGCAATCACACGCTCTACCACACCCAGTTTCTTGATCTTGGCCGGCGATGAAATCCAGATGGGCATGCTGAATGTCATGGTCATGAAGTCAATGGGATCGTTAGTGCCTTGAGGAATACTTCTGCTGCTCCATTTCACATTGTCAAGATTGCACACAGTGAGGCTGGTCCAATCAATATAGTTGTCTGTGGCCTGTATTTCTAAAGCAGGATTGAACAAGGTGGCGATCTGTTCAAACAACTGCATCTTCTGATTGGTATTACTTGTCCAAATGTCCAGATCCACTGTGAGTTTGTATGGCACAGGCATGAGTCGTTCCACCTGGAAAGCATTGCCCTGTGTGGTCTCATAACTTTCTGTTCCCGGATCCCAAGTACGCTGACGCACAAACATCTTGTTCACATGATATGGTTCTTGCATGCGCTCACGGTCATAAGTGAGTCCAGTGATATGAAATGTCATCAAGGGAGTGGCATTCAAGCTATTGGCCGAGTTCTGATTCAGAATGGTCTGAGCTTGTCTGCTGGCATCTCCATAGCGTATGGGCACACGCACCAGGTCGGCGGTGCCCTGTTCATCACGCCCATACTCTACTTCAAACAGGCTGAACATGCGTGTGAACTGCAATAGATACCGACGGATTTGCTCGTCATAAAAGAACATTTGACTCATTTAGCTGCTTTTCTGGAAAGGTTGTGTTGGCGGAAACGGATTGGGTGGCAGATTGCCGCCCTGCTCACCATTGGCCATATTGGGTTGCAGAGCCTCACTTAAACTCTGACGACTGGGTATATTGCCAAGATCCGTGGTATTCACTGTGTATGTATTATTAACGAAACTGGAGCGTAAAGTATCGTTGGTGGATCCTGGAGTGAGATTGGTTCGTACCTTGCTTTCTATCTTGACCCAAGTCCTGCCATTAAAGCGGAACAAGCGATTGGGAAAGTAATCTAACCTCAATGCAAACTGTCCGGCAATGGGATTGGGTGGAAAATTAACCCCGGCCGTGACAGGCAAGCCAT